TGAGTTTGATATTGAGCATGAAAATTGTTATGCTGATACTGAAATGTATGTAGAAGATGTTACAGATAAAAAAAGAACAGATTATGCAGATGTATACTTAGATGCTGATAAAGTAATAGAAACAATGAAGGAAATGGAATGGGATATTGAATGATTAAAAAAAATCTTAAACAATATAATATAGCAACAAGATATTCTAAAGATTGTATGAAAAATGATATTGATATAATATCAATTAATAAAGAAAAAGAAGATTGTTGGGATAGATTAGCTATTGAGGTATTTAAATATTTAAAACAGAATAATGATAAAAACATTATATATCAGTTTGAATTTAAAGAAGATGAAACAGAAGAAACTATATTTGATATTGTCGAAATTGTTTGGCATGGTAGAGTAAAAATAAATGAATTAATAAATGAGGAATAAAATATAATGACTATACTAAATGGTAAAATAAGAAAGACAATGTTAGGAACGAAAGATTTTGGATTTTTCACCTTTCTTCTTGATATAACATTTGATGGTACTGGATGTGGGTATGGTACTTATGCTTTAGATGAATATGACAAAGATAAAAAGAAAAGAGTTCCTACAGCTGTTGGTTTAGGTGCCATCATAAAATTACTTGAAACTTTAGAGTTGAATAGTTGGGAAGAATTAGAAAATACTTTTGTTCGATGTGAAATAGAAAATAATAGTATAGTTCGTATTGGTCATTTAATTAAAGATAAGTGGTTTTCATTTCCGGAATATTATGAAGAAAATAATAAAACTGATACTAACATAGATATAAACTGGAATTATAAATTGAGAGATATTAATACTGAGTTACACAAAGCTTTACACGAACTTGTTGTTGAAAATGTTGAATATATGATTCTTAATAGTTTAGGGGATCCTTATAAAAAACAGACTATTAATAATGCAATTACAGCTATGGATAAAAATACTGAGTTGTTTTTATCAACATGAATAAAAACATTGGAATATGTAAATGAAAGGATGAATAATTAAATGAAAAAAATATTATTAATAACAATTGCTTTTATATTAATGTTTCCAATTATCGTAAATGCTGATGTAATTGAAGTATCTAGAGATGATTCTTATAATGTTTATATGGATGATGATTCAATACAAAGATGTAAACAGTTTGTTTTAGTTAAAGTTATAATTGAACCTGTATCATATCATAGTGCTTTCTTTTTTCAATATAAAAAAGATAATAAAATAATTTCAGTAATTCCTAGTTATTCAGTGTTTACAATGGGATTTACATATGATAAAAAATTATATAGAACATTTAAAGTAGAAGGTTATGATAAAAATAATAACATAGTTTATACTAATGTGACAAATTTGGAAGATGCCCCGTGGGGTAATTTACCATATAACGGTTCATTTAGATACATAGCTGATTATGTTTTAAAAAATAAGTTTTTGAATTTTATATATAAAATAATAGGAGCGTATTAATTATGAAAAAATTTATAATATTAGTATCAGTGTTTTTTATGTTTATGTTGTGTTCGCCTGCATTTGCTCTTGATATTGGAGATGTTGTTGTGACTGGAGATCTTATTGAAATAGGCATCGACCAATACGATTCTGTGTATGCACTTATAACTAATAGTGTTAAACAGAATAAACATTATATTTCATGCTCTTATCTTATATTACCAAATAATGAGGATTCTATTAATGAATTAATAGATATGGTAGATAATCCTACAGCTACAGGAATGGTTATAACAAGAGCATTTTCAAAAGATTTCAAATATTCACAGACACTTAGAATGATAGTTATAGATTCAAAAGCCAAAGCTCTTGGTTATCAAATATATGAGTTTGATATTAAAAATTATGAGAAGATTAATATGGAATCTATACAAGGATATCTTGTTAATATACTGAAAAAAATATTGAATTCAAAGAATGTTTAATTTTATAATAAGGGATTTGATTATCTTTGTCAACTATTAAAGATAAGTATAGTAAATTATTAAAAGATAAAAAAGATAATTTAGCTAACGTTAAAAAAACTAATACTAGCAATAAGGTATCAACTGTTTCTAAAAAAGAAATAGATGATATTTCTATACCTGAAATTACAATAAAAGATAAGTCTAGAAAAGCTACATTAGATGGTAAAAAAATTATCATTAAATTTAACTACGATGCTGAATTAGTAGCACAAATAAAAAATCTGGATGGTAGAAAATATATACCTGATGGTAAATACTGGACTTGTACATGTACTTTAAATAATATTAATAGTTTAGTTACTTTAAATTTTAATCTAGATAGTAAACTAAAGATTAAACATGAGCAGTTAATTAAGATTGTAACTAAAAGAAATACTCCAAAAAAATATAATACTGATAATATTAAAGTACCTAAAGGATTATCATTAATGGAATTCCAAAAAGAAGGTGTTGGATTTATTGAATCTAGAAATGGTAATGTTATTGTAGGTGACGAAATGGGTACTGGTAAAGCTCAAAGTTTAGATTCTAAAATTTTAACTCCTAAAGGTTGGATTAGAATGGGAGATATTAAAATTAATGATACTGTTATAGATTCTAACGGCAAATTAACCAAAGTTATCGGTGTTTATCCTCAAGGTAAAAAAAGTGTATACAAAGTAACGTTTAGTGATGGTAGCAGTACTGAATGTTGTGATGAACATTTATGGTGTTTAACAACTACAAACAGTAGAAAACGAAAACCAAATAGTGTTTCTATTAAACAACTATCAGAGTTTAAAGATGATTTATTTAAATACGATAAAAATAATAAAATAACAGGTAGAAAATGGTTTATTCCAATTGTTAAACCAATAGATTTTGAGAATAATGTTGATTTATTAATACATCCTTATTTATTAGGTATTATTTTAGCTGAGGGTGGTATTTCAACGAAAGCGATTCATATAACAACGAGTGAAGAAAATATAATTAATTACTGTGAAACTTTATTACCAGAGACTTTATTAATAAATAAAATTAAAAATACTAAGTATGATTATAGAATAGTACAAAAAGATATAAATAAAAACTGTAATATCCTAACACGTAATTTAAGACATTATAATTTAATGGGCACAAATTCACACACTAAATTTATCCCCGAAGACTATCTGTTTTCTAGTATTGAAAATAGAATATTATTACTACAAGGATTAATGGATGGTGATGGTTGCGGCAACACATTAAATTCATGTGGTTATGTAACAGCATCTAATGCATTATATTTAGGAATTAAATTTTTAATTGAAAGTTTAGGCGGAGTACTAAATAATCCTAAACAAGTATATAAGAAAATAAAAGATAAAACATACGGACCATTCTGGTATTTTTCATTTAGATTACCTAAAGATATAAAACCATTTTTAAATTCTAATAAGAAAAATATATATTCATCTCAACATAAATACGTTCCATATAGAGCCTTTGATAAAGTAGAATATATTGGAGAGAAAGAATGTCAATGTATTTGTGTTGATTCACCAACACACACATATTTAACTGATGATTGTATAGTTACTCATAATACTATAACTGTACTTACCTACATATCTAATCACCCCGAATTAACTCCTGTTGTTATTGTAGTACCAGCTACACTTAAATATAACTGGAAAAAAGAAGCAGATAAATGGCTATTAACAAAACGAGATATACAAATACTTGAAAGTAAAAAAACAAAAAAACTAAAAAAATCATCTGATATTATAATAGTAAATTATGATATAGTATACGCATGGAGAAAAGAAATAGCTAATATTAATCCTAAAGTATTGGTATTAGATGAATGTCATGCTATTAAAACATCTACAACTAAACGAACTAAAGGAGTTAAACATATAGCAAAGAAAGCTAAACATATTATTCCTATGAGTGGTACCCCTGCTATTAACAGACCTGCTGAATTGTATAATAGTATTAAATTAGTTGAGCCAGAATTATTTGGTTCATTTCAATCATATGCACAAAGATATTGTGATGCTTATTTTAATGGGTATGGGTGGGAATATAAAGGTGGAAGCAATCTAGAAGAACTATATGATATACTCAGTAATATAATGATAAGAAGAAAAAAAGAAGATGTTATCGAAGATTTACCTGAAAAGAGAAGAACATTTGTATCATTAGATTTAACTAACATATCTGATTATAATAAAGCTGAAAACGATTTTATTGAATGGGTAAGAGAAAATAAAGGTAAGAGAGCGGCTGATAGAGCTAGTAGTGCTGAGAAATTAGTTAAAGTAGGTACACTTAGATTGCTTGCTGTACGTGGGGCATTAGCTAATAGTATACAATGGATTAAAAATTTCTTGGATGACTACGATGGTAAATTAGTAGTGTTTGCTGTACACAAAGAAATAATAAGTGCGTTAATGGAAGAATTTGGTGATATAGCTGTTAAGATAGATGGCAGTGTTGCTAATGGCGAGATTAGACAGACTATAGTAGAAAAATTTCAGAACGATAAAAATATAAGATTGTTTGTTGGTAATATCAAAGCGGCTGGAGTTGGTATAACTTTAACTGCAAGTAGTAATATTGTTTTCCTAGAATTGCCTTGGACGCCCGGTGAACTAGAACAAGCGGAAGACAGGTGTCATCGAATGGGCCAGAAAAATGCTGTAAACATTTGGTATCTCTTAGCTGAAAATACAATAGAAATGGAACTAGCTAAAATGATAGATAGTAAAAGAAATATATTAAGTCAAGTATTAGATGGTCAAGTAATATCAGAAGAAGATACTCTATCATCTTTACTTGGATTATACGAAGGAAAGGGATGATTATAATGAATAAAATTAAACTGAAAGAAATTGACAAAAAAATAGCTATAGACTTCATTCGACAATATCATTATAGTAAAATATTACCACGATTAACTAAGTATTATATTGGTGTATATCTAGATGATGAATTAAGTGGTGTAGTTACTTTAGGATGGGGAACTCAACCATTAAAAACTATACAAAAAATATTTCCTGATTATGATTTAAAAACAAAAGATTATTATGAAATAGGAAAGATGTGTTTTTTACCTAAATATAATAATACTAAAAATTTTGGTAGTCAAGTTATATCAGCATTAATTAAATGGATGAAACAAAATACTGATTGTTTATTTTTATATACACTAGCTGATGGTATAATGGGCAAATGCGGTTATGTTTATCAAGCTAGTAATTTTAGATATATAGGCAATTTTCTAACTTCTGTTTACATAGATAATAACACTGGGGAAAAAATTCATCCTAGAAGTTCTAAATTGTTATTGAGAGAAAACGAAAATTATGAAAATAAAGATAAGTTGTTTTGGCTTACTTATAATTTTTGTGAATATAAAAATATTAGTAAAATTTATGGATTAATGTTTAGATATATATATCCATTAAATAAAAAAGCTAATGGAATACTCAATTCGATTGACAAGTATAAAAATTTAATTAATCCTAAAGATAAAGATTTGAGATTTTATAAGAGAATAGCTGATAGTAAAAGAATAGAAATAGACCGACCAGAATTTAACATGAATATATTTAATTATAATTATCAAAAACCTAATGTAGAAAATAGTGATTGACATATAGTAAATGTTATGCTATAATATATATTAAAATTATACCAAATAAAGATAAAAGAACTACAGTTTATGATATTACAGTAGAAAATGATACTTGGATTATACGAAGGAAAGTGAAAATAATGAAGATAGCTAATAACATAACAGTAACAGATGCAGATTGTTATGAATACGAAATTTCAATTGAAGAATTAAAAAAATCAAATACTAATAAAACAACAGTAACAGATGCAGATTGTTATGAATACGAAACAGAAATCTCTTGACATATAACAGATATTGTGTTATAATATATACTGATATAGGAGATGAAAATATAT